CCTTCAAAAGAAGAACTTACCATTTAACTCTATTGCTTCAACTGCTTGGACACACACTATTTTTAGTGATATTAGACAAAAAGCTGAAGCAACCTCAAGAGCATTAGCTCAAGAATATGGTGAACCTGCTTGGTGTAAAGGTACTGGTATGAGAAATACTCACTTACTTGCTATTGCACCTACAGTATCTAATTCCCGTTTAAATAATTGCTCTGCTGGTATTGAACCAATCCCAGCTAATATTTACACTTTCAATGGTGCTAAAGGAACATTTATTGTAAAAAACAAAGAATTAGAATGCTTGTTAGAAAGTAAAGGGCACAACACTGAAAAAGTATGGGATGCTATTTTAGCAGACAATGGGTCAGTACAAAACCTTTCACATGATGTTCTTACTGAAGAAGAAAAAGAAGTATTTTTGACATTTAGTGAAGTCAACCAACTTGAATTAATTAGACAAGCTGCTACTAGACAAAAATACATTGACCAAACACAATCTTTAAATCTTTCATTTGACCCTACTGACTCTCCTAGATGGATTAACCAGGTTCACATGGAAGCTCATAAGTTGGGAGTTAAAACACTCTATTATCTTCGCACGGACAGCGTTATAAAGGGCGATTTAGGCTCTAGAACAGCTGAGTGTCAAAGTTGCGATGGATAGAAAAAACACAATATGTATAACAAACCTATAAAATTTTAAATATTATGAAAGAAAAAACATTAGGAATTATTAGACACGCTTTAACCTTTTTGGGTGGTGTGTTGGTAACACAAGGCGTTATCGATGATGCTTTATTTGCTGAATTATTTGGTGCTACAATGACAATTGTTGGTGGTGTCTGGTCAGTAGTAGATAAGCAAAAAGCGAAAGCAGAAACAGAAGCTTAAAAATATCTTTAACCAAATTTAGGGGTCTAATCAGTTATAAAATGCTGGTTAGGCCCCTAATAATTTTATATAAAATATGAAAGCACCCATAAGCTTTGAGCAGTTTACTAAAAACCCTGTTGCAGCAATAGCATTTGCCGCATTGATTGTAATAGGATATTTGTACATGGATATGATGAATATTCATGAAGCACAATTAAAAAATTTAGAATCTTCTTGTATTCAAAGAATTGATGATCACAAAGAAAGAATTGAATCTTTAGAAACTACTATTGTTAGATACGAAGATAAGTTAGAATTAATTAACGAAAAGTTACTAGAATGTTTAGGTACCAACGATTAATCCCCCTTTTATTTATGATGGGCTGTGGTTTAACTTCACCACCCCCTAGTCTTACTACTACTACTATTGAACCTGTTTCTGATACTGTAGTTATAATTTCTCCTTCCCCACTTCTTGATAATATAGAATCTACTTTAGAAATGGCTGATGAAGTTATGAGTAAAAGAGAAAAAGAACAAAATCTTCTCAATAAAAAAATTTATAATCTAGTAAATACCATTTCCCAGGAAGAAGAATTAATTGTTGAATTGCAAAGAAAATTAGCTGTTAAAGATAGTATTATCAAAAATAAAAATATTCAACTTGAAGCTACTTTAGAAAAATTAGAATCAACCCAATATCAAGTAGAAAACACTGAAGAAATAATTCAAAGATATATATTATCTTATAATGTGTTATTAGAAGAAAACAGTATCCTCCAATCAGAGTTAGATGAAACTTACTCTCAAGTAGAATATTTAGATTCTTTAATTTTTACTAATAAAAAACTTACTAAAGTTTACGAATCAAATTAATCAATGAAAGACTTTTTACTAGGAATAGGAATTAATGTTGGGTTAGCAGTATCTGGCTTTTTTGGAAGTTTATTACTAGTAGGACAGCAAAAGGATTTAAACCTTAAAGAACAAATCATTTCTATTATTGGTGGTACTATGTCCGCTAATTATCTCACCCCAATAGTAATTGATGCTATGGGTTCTGATAATGAATCCCTCCATTTTGGAATGGCTTTCGTAATTGGATTTGGAGGTTTAAAAGTAGTAGAACATTTTTATCACAAATGGTTTAATAAAAAAGAAAATGACTCTAGTAATAATTAACTTAATTTGTAATATAGTACTTTGCGCTGCAGGTACTTTATTTTTTTTAGCTTTATTTGCTCATAAATCTAGCATTGTTCATAAGTGGAAAGCATTACATCATTGGACTTTAAAAACTGGGCTTAGTGCCTTTATAGCAGGTTCTTTATTTAATGTTTTAACCTTATCATCTCCTCCCTGGAGTGAAGTAGTATTAAATATAGGATTAGCTTTAATTTTTACTTGGGCTTCTTACTTTCATTACAAATTTTTTTATCCTAGTAAACAATACCAAAACAAATAATGTTTTTATATTGTTATAATGCTAAACTTGATAGAGTAGTTGACGGAGACACCATAGATGCTATGGTAGATTTAGGATTTAGCACTTGGAAACACGTTAGAATTAGACTAAACGGAATAGATGCTTACGAATCCAGAACTAAAGATTTAGAAGAAAAGGAAAAAGGATTAAAAGCAAAAGCTAGAGTAGAAGAATTATTAGCTTCAACTGATGGTAATTTTATCCTATACTCTAAAGGGGTAGGAAAGTATGGTAGGTGTTTAGGTGAAATAAAAATAGAACGTAGCATAAACGATACTATCAATTTAAACGAATTACTTATTAATGAAGGTTTAGCAGTCCCTTATGAGGGAGGCGCAAGATAAATTTGGAAACTTGAACCTTTGTATGTATATTTAATACATGCATTCAATTGAGATTATCGAAAAGAATTTGTCAAAGCTTCAAAAGCTAAATTACAACCAATTTTTCTGGTGGCGTCGCTGGACTCGTATGGGCAAAGCACTCCACAAATATTCTCCATTACTCGACAAAATCGAAAATGGTGATTACAATGATAGTCCTTATCGTTGGCAGATCTATTACTGCGATTGGGAAATAGAACAAAAACGTGCCAAATTCACTGATGTGAGAGAATTTGCTACTGAAACCACAATTGATCGCAACCGCAGACGCCGTTTGCGTGAAGACCATGAAAAATATGAAAAGGAAAATCTCGATCAATTACAACGTGATTTCCTCAACACATTTCAAATGACTCGAGAAGAGTACATGGATGAGCTACTTGAATTTGATGGCACCATAAGGGAGTTTTATATTCATTGTCAATCAAAATACCATCAATTTAATCGTGTCACTACAAAACCACGTCGTGGCCGTCCACCTAAAATAAAAATAGATAATCCTGATTCACCATTTTAATGAAAGTATCACACGAAGTACCTATTGCCTATTTAGAGTCTAGTATTGAATATAATAACTATGACTACCTCCTCCCTCACTTATATGATGAGTATGAAGGGTATAGGGAATTTTTTAACACAAATAAGGACAGATATGTTATAATGGATAATTCCCTTCATGAGCTAGGTGTACCTTACTCAAAAGGCAGAATGATCTCTATTATTGAAGATATACTCCCAAATGAATTTATAGTACCAGATGCTTGGGAAGACTCTATTAAATCAATGCGTAATGCTAAGGAATGGAGTTTTATTGAATTACCAGATAGTGTAACTAAAGTTGCGGTTGTACAAGGTAAATCGTTTAGTGAGGTAGTAAAGTGTTATCAAACGTATAAATTTCTAGGTTATACGAAGATAGCATTCTCATATGGGGCTAGCTATTACAACGATATATTCCCGCATCCTAATAAAGATATTGGTAAAGCATTAGGTCGCCAATTAGTAATCAGTAAAATGATTGAAATGGGGCTTATAGGAAATTCTGATAGAATTCACCTTTTAGGTTGTTCTTTACCACAAGAGTTTTTATATTATAAAGATATAAAACAAATTGAAAGTATTGATACCTCTAATCCTATTATGGCAGCGTTTGATGGAACAACCTATGCAAATTGGGGATTAGATAATAAACCTAAAACCAAAATTGATGAAGTTATAAACTCAGAATTTAATTCTGATGTGTTTAATAGAATCAAACATAACACAACATTTTTTAAATACATAAATAATATTACATGAAACAAGCAGTATTGTCACTAAGTGGAGGTATGGACAGCTCCACAGTGTTGCTTCATCTACTCGCCAATGGCTATGAAGTGACAGCACTGTCTTTTGATTACGGACAAAAACACAGAGTAGAACTTGAACGTGCTCAAGCATTAGTAGATTTTCTTAATGATAGTGGTCAAAAAGTAAAATATGGGGTTATTAAACTTGATGGTTTAGCTCCTATGCTTAATAGTGCTCTCGTAGAAGGGGGTGATGAAGTACCTGAAGGTCACTATGAACAGGAAAATATGAAAGAAACAGTAGTTCCTAATCGAAACAAAATTTTTTCATCAATTATTCAAGCAGTAGCACTATCAATCGCCAATGAAAAAAATACTGAAGTTCGTATTGCAATGGGCATTCATGCAGGTGATCACGCGATCTATCCTGATTGTAGACAAGAATTCCGCGATGCGGATTATATTGCCTTCACCGAAGGTAACTGGGACGCTGACCGCGTTAGCTACATTACCCCTTACCTTAATGGGGATAAGTACGATATACTTAAGGATGGAGCCAAGTGTTGTGATAAGCTCGGATTGGACTTTGACACTGTTTATGCAAATACAAACACTAGCTATAAGCCCATTAATATTGATGGTACTTGGTATAGCGATTATAAATCAGCGTCTTCGGTTGAAAGGGTTGAAGCATTTATTAAATTGGGCCGACCTGACCCTGTTACCTATGCAGAGGGAGATAGGGTGGTTTCATGGAATCATGTTAAAACAGAAGTCGAAAAAGTCTTAAACGCAGTATAATGTATATTTCAACAAAATTATTTGACGGATTTAGTTGTGTGTTTCGTCAATGGAAAGCAGAAGGCACACACTGCAGATTCCTCCATGGTTATGGGGTAAGTTTTAGAGTATGGTTCCAAGGTGAATTGGACGAACGTAATTGGGTTTGGGATTTTGGAGGCATGAAACGTGCTAAAACTCAAATTGATGGTATGAATCCTAAAGATTGGATGAACTGGATGTTTGATCATACTTTAATTATAGCTGAAGATGATCCTATGCTAGAATCATTTAAACGAATGGATGAAGCAGGTGTAGCTCAAGTACGAATTGTACCTGCCACAGGAGCAGAACGTTTTGCTCGATTTGTATTTGAAAAAATTGATTCATTTGTAAAAGAGGAAACAGAAGGACGAGTTAAAGTATTAAAAGTAGAGTTTATGGAGCATGGAAAAAATAGTGCTATATTTACTCGTGAAATGCCTGATAAATGAATAAAAGAATAGAAGATTATAATAAAGTACTCCCAGTACTAGAAGTATATAGGTGTGTCCAAAGTGAGGGTTCTCGCTTTGGACGCCCCACTATCGCAATTAGAACAACGGGTTGTACTCACCGTTGTTGGTTTGGTGAAGGCGGGTGGTGCGACTCTTGGTATACTTCAATTCATCCTGAAAAAGGTACATTCACATTTAATGATATAATTGATATTTATGATAAGAACCCACAGGTGAAGGAAATGATGTTAACGGGGGGTTCACCTTCGATGCACGCAGCTTTAGTAAATGAATTAACACATTTTGCCGATGAACGAGGAATTCTTATTACAATCGAAACAGAAGGATCACATTTTGTACCGACCGATCATCCTATTGGTCTCATATCTCTTAGTCCTAAGTTTTCTAATTCCCGTCCTCGTGTTGGTATTACTACTCCCGGTGGGAAAGTGGTTGATGAAAAATTTGTCGCGCAGCATGAAAAGTTTA